CCACGACAGGCGCCGCGAATGCTACCGTTAGAACTACCCTTACTGGCTCACAAATCTCGGCCAGCCAAGGTAATTTTGTAAGTCAAAATGTTACTGTTGGTCTATCTGGCGCTCAGTCTAGTTTTGCCGCTGGGAACATCAAGGAATTCGATCAGGATTATCTAACTGGTTCTAGCATGACCGCTAGTACCGGCACAATCACGACCGGTATTAGTTGTGTAATCGGTTTGACTGGATCACAAGCAACCACTAGTACCGGAACGCTGTGGCAATCACTGTCTGCATTCCAAGACTACTGTTGGGAAGGTTACTTTGTTACGGGTTACGTATCCGGAACTCAAGTGGCGATGCCTAACGGATTGACTGCGACACAAGACGCATGGCTGGAAGCAATCGCACGTATTCATGGTGCGGTTGATGGTTATACGATTACGACAACAGATACAACTAGAAGCGATGGCGTATTAACTCAGAGCATCATAACCACAGATACCTACACCACGCTTGCCCCGATTACGTTACCAGCAGGAACATCATCAATCACGGGCATTACTCCAAGACAACTTCAATTGCTTGAATCCTTAGCCCGTGTTCATGGGCTGATCGATCCTTTGACCACGTCAATGACGACCAGAAGCGATGGTGTCTTGAATCAGAGCATCACTTCGACCGACGTTGTCTTCACGATAACCAAAGTATGAATTTCAAACGTTTCGCCCTGATGGGAATGTTCCCTAAAGCCAATCCACTGAATATCTCAATGATGGGATATCACGTTGTCATTAGTATCGTTCCTGTTGCCCGTGGCGGCGGAGCAATGGGTCCGTCTAGAATACCCTATGACGAACAGACATATAAGATCGTCGTGGTAATATCTAGAAAAGGTAAAACGTGGAGAGAAGAACGAGAATTAAGTTATCTCCAATTGAAATCTCTTGAAAAGGTTGTTGCTGCATACAAAGGAATGACAACTTTTGTTAACAAAATCAAAGTACAAGCGACACATCTTGGATATACGATTCTAGAATCACTTCGTATAAATATAAGATCAAAGAACAAGGAATGACATAATGATTTTAGCAAACTTGAAACTGGATGAAGAATCCGAACTTGAATTTTCGATGGATATCTTCGGCACAAGTTCGGCTGCATCTGATACCCGATTAGTGATTGAAGGAAAAGACTTCGATATTGTCTGCCATGGTACATACGCAAACGGTAATCTGAAAGTCAAAATTCCTAAGCTGAAAGGCATCATTGAGTCCGGGCAACATGAATGCAAGATCGAATGTCTTATTGATGGCAAGATTTTCTCTCCACTGAATGAATCGATTGAGTTTGAACCTCTCGTAGAATTCGACGTGAAGAAGACCAAGGCTGCTATCATGAAGGAAGAAGTGAAAGTTTCTCCCGTTAAGGTAACCACCAGAACCACAGAGAAGAATAAGATTGAAGAAGCATTCGCTGCCGGTTATACCATTGCAGAATATGCCGGTTATAACGTGCTCAAGAAGAATGACAAGTATCTTGGATTCGTGACAGAATCGAAGATGGTTCTAGCTGACGACACATACGACTCTATCGCCGAACTAGTTGATGCTCTAGGAAGTAAGTAGTATGACAGATAAGATAAATCAGGGAAACCTTTAGACATACCTTCTTATGGCGTCAAACAGACGGGGTAACTCCTATCGATATCTCGAACTATACCGCTAGAATGCAAATTCGAGCTAAGATCGATGATGTCACACCTAAATTGGAATTGAACACTACCAATAATCGAATCACTATCGCCAATCCAATTGCTGGCGAAATACAACTTTATATATCAGCAACAGATACCTCAACCATCAACTGGGTGTCTGGCGTATATGATCTTGAATTAGTTTCCCCGAGTGGTGATGTTACAAGATTGGTAGAAGGAACAGTATCCATTTCTAGAGAAGTTACCAGATGAGAACATATCGACAAGTAGGTCCAGCCGTTGCAACAGGAATGAATATTGCTGTTAATGAGATTCTTCGGGGCGGGGGGGTCTACCGCAGCACAAGATTCAATACAAGAACTTCTGCACCAAATGGTAGCATTAATGAAAGTAAATAATCATTACTTATACGAACTTATGTCATCATCGAGTTGTAGTTCTAGAGACATTGTTTATAAGTATGATAATGTTGATGTGATTTATAAGCATAACTCATCTGACATAATAACGAAGCAACAATCCATCAACATTATCATATCTGAGTAATATAGTGCCAACATTTCCGAGTTACCCTGACGTAAATGCCACTTACACCGATTCTTTGACCGGGGTAACGTACAAGTACGACGGTTCGACTTGGTTAGTGCAATATACTGTTGATCCAGTTTTAGTTACACCCACTCCGATTCTAACTGACGTTCCGGTTGGACCTGTTACAGGAACCCCATCACACACAACTGTTTTATTAGGTGATGGTACATGGGGAACATATACCACAGGCGGTGGTACGCTCGATCTTAGCAGCACATTGACAGGATTTAGTTCAATGACTGGCACAGTCACAGCATCAGATTCGATATTGACTGCACTTGAGAAACTTAATGGTAACGTAAATCAGGTTGTTTTCTCGGCATCAATCAGTTACACACATACGCAGGTGTCAGCACAAAATACATGGACGATTACTCATAACTTGAACAAATACCCATCCGTAACCGTTATTGACTCATTCATGAATACTGTAATTGGGGAGATCGTTTATAATAACTCTAATACATTAACAATCACGTTTACTGCATCGTTTTCTGGCACAGCATATCTAACATAATAAACAGGGAGTAATCTTATGCCAAAATACCTAACCAACATAGACCTACAAAACAATCAATTATTGAATGCCAAAATTGGTCTAACGGGAACTGATCCCTCTACTTCTGCAAGCACAGAAGGTCTTATCTGGTGGAACAGTTCGACTCACTTATTAAAGGTTAGCGATCAAGCTGGAACAGTTCAAGTCGTCGGTTGGTTGGGTTCATCAACCGCATCATTAGCAGCTAACGGAACAGGCGCAGCCGGTACTGCGACAACAGCCGCACGTTCGGATCACACCCACACGTTGCCTGCCAATACGGCAGCATCAACACTTACCGTCGGGGGTGCAGCAACTATTGGTTCAAGTACGGGCGTTGCTCGCGCTGACCACGTTCACGCTATGCCCGCGGTCGCAACGACTTCTGTTGCTGGTTTCATGTCTGCTGCTGATAAGACGATGTTGACTAATGCACAGGCGGCACAAACAGCTAATGCATATCTCGTTCTTCGTGATGCCGATGGTCGATTCCAAGCAACCGATCCTTCTGCTCCCCAAGACGTTGCAACCAAGAATTATGTTGACACCACGGCACAAGGTCTAAATGCGAAGTCGTCTGTTCGTGCTGCAACAACCGCAGCCCTAGTCATTACCGCAAGAACATCTAGCACGTTGACGATTGGTGGCACGTCATTTGCTCTTGATGGTATTACACTTGCAAATAATGATCGTGTTTTGGTTAAGGATTCCACTACTGGTTCTGGTGCTGGTGCGTGGGATAATGGTATATACACTGTTGGTGGTATTGGAACTTCAGTAGTTCTTACACGCGCCTTAGATCAAGATTTATCATCAGAATTCCCTGCTGCTTATGTATGGATTGATGAGGGTGCGGTAAACAACGACCAAGGTTGGTTGTGTACTAACACCACAACAGCAGGCGTTACGGTCGGCACAACAGCGATCACATGGGTACAATTCTCTGGTGCAGGTCAAATTACCGTTACTGCACCGATTCTGAAATCTGGTAACTCTCTGGCTCTTGGCTACGATAACGCCACGATCGGTGTTTCTGGTAATAATATCTACGTCAAGAATAACAGTATCTCATCAACCCAGATGGCAACATCGTTTACTGCTGCTAACATCTACTCGATTCTGGGCGGCACGTCAACATACGCAACTGGCACCGCAGGTAAGCTAGTATTTGATACTAGCCCGACTCTTGTTACTCCTACGCTTGGTGTTGCTTCTGCTACCACGATTAACAAGGTAACGATTACTGCGCCTGCTACAGGCTCGACATTGACGATCGCCAACGGTAAAACGCTAACTGCAAGTAACACGTTAACATTTACCGGTACAGACTCTTCATCTGTCGCTTTTGGTACTGGTGGTACGGTTGCTTATACGGCAAACAATTTATCAGTCTTCGCCGCAACTACTTCTGCTCAGTTGTTAGGGGTTATATCAGACGAAACTGGTTCTGGTTCGTTAGTATTCGCGTCAAGTCCTACTCTAACTACCCCGATTATTGGAACAGTTTATGGCTCAACCGCAGCCTCTGGAACATTAACTCTTTCATCAACAACCCATGCGACAAAAGGAACAGTCACTGTAGGCAATTCTAACGCCGGAACATTGACTATGCAAGCGGCAACCATTAATATCAAGGTTGGCGCAGCAGCAACAGGTGGATACCTCAAGGTAGATGCAACAACTGGACTGTTAAGTATTGACACTACGACCCACGGTGGTGTTAATAAATATGTGACTAGTATTGGTGATGGAACAACAACGCAGATTGTTGTGACTCATAACCTTGGTACTGCTGACTTTGTTGCAGAAGTTTATAACAACAGTTCTCCATATGATCGTGTTTATCCTGATATTTGGCATGCTGATACTGGAGGTATAAATGCAACAACAAAGGCAACATTCGTATTTGCTGTTGCCCCTACATCTAATCAATATCGTGTTGTTATAACTGGTTAATAAATGCAGTTTTTAAATGGTCTTCAACTTACCAACAGTCAGGTAACTATCAGCGGAACCACAGCGGTATCGCTGTTCAGTTATCCAACATCAACATTGGTTGGTGGTGAGTTGATGATTTTAGCCGAACAAGGTTCGGCTAAAATGATTACGAAACTTCTGTTCATTACTGATGGTACTGCTACAGCAATAACCGATGAATATGCGACGATCACTATAGGAACATTCACAGACGTTCCGACGTTCTATGCATCGTATCTATCCGGAACATGCGCAGTCTTCGCAAACTGTCCAACGTCAACAACATATAAAACAACTTACTCGATTGTGACAAACTAACATGGCAATATATTCAAGACAGGATTTGGCTGATTACGCACTTAGAAAATTAGGTGCTCCGGTAATCAATATCGAGGTTGCTGATGCACAATTATCTGATGCAATTGACGACACCATCCGAATGTTTCAAGAATATCATCCAGACGGTATCACTCGTGACTATGTGAAGCACCAGTTCACCGCTACGAAAATCACTGTTGACTCCGTTACTGGAATTTCTGTAGGAATTCAACTTAGCACGAGTGGTGGCAGTGCTTCCGTGCTATCGATTTCGGGAAATGACGTATACGTAGCAAAGACTACGGGCAACCTTTTCTTAGTTAACGATATATTGGAGTTTACTGGTGGCACATGTACGGTGACTGCGATTGTGTATGGCGACGCGGATAACAAGTATATTCCTATCGGAAATGATATTGTTGGTATTGAGCGTGTTCTACCTTGGCAGCCATCATACGGCGATGGATTGTTTGATATTACGTATCAACTACGCATGAATGATCTAAGAAATTTGGCTGGCGGTAACATGAGTTATTTCACCATGTCAATGGAATACATTTCAATGTTGGACTTCTTCCTACGTAAAGAGAAGCAATTCAGATTCAATCGTCGTATGGGAAACCTATATTTGGACATTGATTGGAATGCCGAGGTCGTCCCTGGGCAATATGTCGTTATTGAAGTATATCGTATCGTTGATGATGAAACGTATACCGATCTTTATAATGATATCTGGATTAAGAAGTATGCCACAGAGAAGGTAAAACTTCAATGGGGAAACAATCTTCGCAAGTACAAGGATCTGGCGCTTCCTGGTGGTGCATATCTAAACGGCGAAAACATCATGATAGAGGCCACGGAAGCACTCAAGGAACTTGAAGCCGACATGATCAATAACCAAGCTCCATTGCAAATGATGTTAGGATAACGAATGGCAGGTCTAGCCAATCCATACTTCAATAAGCAACCGGTGAATGAACAGACTCTGTTACAGGGAATCGTAACGGAAGCCATACAAGTCTCGGGGTTCAATGCATTCTATCTTCCAAGACAAACTCAGAATCTTGATCTAGTGTTAGGTGAGGATGTCGTTTCAAAGTTTGACAAGCATATCGAGATTGAAATTTATCAGGACTCGTTCTCTGGATTCCAGGGTCAACAAGAAATGATTTCGAAGTTCGGTCTTGAAATTCGCAACCAGATCGTGTTTCAAATATCGGTTACTAGATGGGCAGTGGAGAAGGATGCGATTGCTTCCGTCATGATGAATGGTGGCGATCGTCCGCAAGAAGGCGATTTGATATATGATCCGATTACTAAACGCCTTTATAATATTGTTTATATAGACTTCGATTGGCAATTTGTCCAGTTGGGTAAGATGACGTATTCTTACAAAATAACCACTGAACAATATCAATTTGCTAATGACGTTGGCACCACGGGTATTACCGAACTTGATGATGCAATCAATCTAGTCAATACAAATCAATATGACTTCGAATTGATGCAGGAAAGTGGATTTAGACTTCTACAGGAAGATGGTTCATCGATTTTCCAAGAACATTCAAATGCATCTCCTCTACAATATGATTCGTCGGCAGCACTCAATATCGCGGTTGGACCGATCAAGTTCAACGACAATGATCCGTTCAATAGTCTACTATAATGTTCAAAAATAATCCTTACTACCATAAATCGATACGTAATGCGGTCATTGCATTCGGTAATCTTTTCTCCGGAATTCATCTAGTCGATTATGAATCAACAGGAAAGGCTATCAGAAACGTTGAAGTTCCCATTTCATTTGCCAGAAAACAACAGTGGTTACAACGTATTCAAGGTGACCCCGAGTTTCTGAAAAAGTTCGAAGCGGAGTTGCCTCGAATTTCATTTGATATCATATCAATGGAATATCAAGCAGGAAAGAAAATCGGCAATCACTTCGATCATATGCTTATAAACTGTGGAGTACCAAAAACAGTGGGTTCACCTGCACCTTGGAGACTTACATTTGAACTTTCGGCATACTGCAAGACTGTTGATGATTCGCTACAGATTAAGGAACAAATTCTTCCTTACTTCACTCCATCATTGACGTTAAATTACTTGCTTCTTCCCGAATATAACTTCTCGATGGACGTACCTGTTACTCTGTTGAGTATAACTGATGAAGATAATTATGATGATCTTCATTCAAATAGACGGATAATCGATACATATACGTTTGCGATGGACGTTCAACTGTTCGGACCGACTTCTAATAATGTTGGAGTCATTAAGGAAACGATTGCAAATATCAACACGATGGACGGTACTCCAATGGAAACAAATAATTCTGTTGTCGTGCCAAGAACAGCAAATAAGACGGATGCTTATACGATTGCTGCAAACTGGACGATACTATGAAAGAAATTGAAAAGATGCTCAACATAGTACCATCAGATATTCATTCTGCTGAGCTAAGTTTGTCTGCGATTATGCCTCAAGAAGTTGAAACTCCAGAGGATCCAGATTTTGCATACGCTCGTCTGAATTTATATTCGATCATGGAACAAGGTAAGATGGCGTTAGAAGGTGCCTTACGCGTGGCCGAACAGTCGGAGAATCCACGTGCATATGAAGTGGTTGGTGGGCTTATTGGTCAAATGGCTGCATTAAATAAAACACTAATGCAACTAGGTAAGGATAAAGAAGACGTAAAGACCGCTCGGAAGGGCAATAGTTCGCCGACTGCGGCCACGCAAGCCTCAGTAATGAATAATACAGCAATATTTGTCGGTTCAGGCAACGATATTAATAAACTAATCGCAGAGAGATTGGGTAATAAATGAAAACATTCAAAGAGTTCGTAAAAGAAGCAAAATGGGTAACCGACCCGGAAGAACCCGCTACAGGGCTAAAACGCGGAGATTCTGTTTATCATAGGGAAAATGGGCATACGCTTAGAACTGCAACGTATCTTCAAACTGATACTAAGAATGGTGATCATATTATCAAACACAAGGTACAGGATAAAGATGAACTCGCCGGCGGAATCCGGCGAGTAAAAGCAAAGGACGTATTCCGGGACCCGGGTGACGCTTGGAAGAATCCGTATAAAGTATGAAAACATTCATAGAATTTGTTCTTTCAGTCCGAGTTTATCATGGTCTATATGCGTAAGAAGGATAAATGATAGAATTATCCCAAATTGAGGAATATTTACAGCATCTTTCCTTTAAATCGAACCCCAATCTTAGACCTGTAAATTCACCCATCGAATATACTGAGGAAATGCTTGATGAATATATCAAGTGTTCCCAGGACCCGATATATTTTATATGTAAGTACGTCAAGGTAGTTCACCCTGATCGCGGTGTAGTCCTTATGGAATTGTACGACTATCAGAAAGAGATGGTCGATTCATATTATCATAACAGATTTTCTATCGTTCGAACAGCCCGGCAGCAGGGCAAAACCCAAACTGCCGCTGCATTTTTCGTTTGGTATATCATATTCAACGATAATAAGTCTGTTGCTGTTCTCGCCAATAAGCAAGCAACCTCCGATGAAATTCTATCACGTATCAGAATGTCATATGAGAATCTTCCTAAGTGGTTGCAGATGGGCGTCAAGGTTTTTAATAGAAGATCGATTGAACTAGAGAATGGTTCAAAGTTATTCGGTGCTGCCACATCAAGTTCTGGTATTCGTGGTAAAACAATCAATCTTCTGTATATCGATGAAATGGCGTTCATTCAGAATACAGCCTTTGAGGAATTCTTCACGTCGGTATATCCAACAATTACGGCTTCACGGGATGCCCGCGTAATTCTTACCAGTACGCCTAATGGTTTCAATCATTTTTACAAGTTCTGGTCTGATGCAGAAAAAGGAATAAACGGTTTCAATCCAGTTCGTGTTCATTGGTATCAAACTCCTGGAAGAGATCAGAAATGGTTCGAGTCTCAGATGGCGATTCTGGGTGAACAAAAGGGAGCACAGGAAATTCTTGCTGAGTTCATGGGTTCGAGTAGACAATTACTGTCAGCAACAACCATGGCAACGCTTACATATGACATTCCAATAAAGACATATGAAGGCGAATTCGCTGGGCTAAAGGTCTACAAAACTCCAGAGAAAGATCGCGTATATACCATGACTGTTGACGTATCAAGAGGTCGTCATTTGGATGCCTCTGCATTCTCAATATTCGACGTAACCGAATATCCGCATCGAGTTGCCGCAACATATAAGAACAATGAAGTTCCCCCTTTGATGTACGCGGGCATTTGTTTCAATATGGCAAAAAATTATAATGAAGCATTTATTCTAGTAGAAATCAATGATGTTGGTGCCCAGGTGGCTGATGAACTCTTTCACACCTACGAATATGAGAATCTTTACTGGACCAAATCCGGTGACGTACTAGGTAAGAAAGGTGCCGACCCGTATCCTGGCATTAGAACGACCAAAAAGACTAAACGGATTGGTTGTGCAAACTTGAAGGATATCGTAGAGAGAAATCAACTTATCGTAAATGATGCCGATACGATAACCGAACTAAGTACATTCGTTCAAGCAGACTCTGGTACATGGGAAGCCGATGATGGATTCCATGATGATATGGTTGCAACTTTATGGTTATTCGCTTGGTTGGTAACTCAACCGTGGTTCGTTGATCTTACTGATAGAAGCATGAGAAATAAGATGTATCTAGCCAAGGAAAAGGAGATGGAAGACTCCTTGACTCCGTTCGGTTTTATACAAGACGGATTATCTGATGAACTAGAAGAAGTAAATCTCAACTGGTAAGCGAACGAAGCGAGTGCGGCGAATTCGCTAATGGTTTAAATTACCATACGCAACGGCAGCGACCGGAGGGATAGTGCATAAGTAGTAATCAATGGGAGATAATGCACAATCTAGCGAACTTCGTTCGCGCTCGCTTCGCTCGTAGATTCATTTGGATTTAGATTAGAACTTATAAGATGCATCCATGAATTTACCATCTAGCACCCATTCATTAATGCTAACACTGCGCGGTTATTTTTGTCAAATTTATTTGTTACGGTTCATTGAAATCAATGACATATAAATATTTGACAATTGCGTTTTCTTGTGATTTTGAAGTCTAAATAAGTGCAAAACAAGAGAAGTGCTAAATATATTTGTGAAAATATTCACCAAATGTTATAATTTTAAGGAGTTTTAGAATGCCTATCCAAACAAGCCCAAGTGTGGCCATTGTCGAAACCGACTTTTCTCAAATAGTGCCTCTTGCGGCTACTGGCGCTGGCGCAATCGTCGGTCAGTTCCCAACTGGGCCACTTCTACAACCTGTTCTATGTACATCAACAACTGATCTACAGAATTACTTCGGAACACCAAATAACGACAACTACAAAGAATGGTTTACTGCATGGAACTTCCTGCAATATTCCGGTTCTCTTTGGGTTACTCGTATCCAAGCCACTGGTGTAATGAATGCCGCTGCTAAGAAGTCCGGTTCAACATCTGGAATTCTTCTTGGTAATCAAACTGCATATGATATGTCTACTGAGCTAAGTCTAACTACCGCTGGCGAGTGGATTTGTAAGCAACCAGGTGCTCTAGGAAATGCACTCGAAGTTATCATGATTGATAACGGAACATGGGCAACCTTTCAAGCAGATTATAACAAGTCTCTGTCATACAACGTTGCTACGGCTGCAATCGCTACCGACGTTGCTACGATTACTGGTTCAGGTTTCCCATTCGCAACCGGGGATAGCGTGACTCTTGCTGGATTTATCGGCGACGACGCAGTATTCAACGGCACCCATACTCTTGCATCTGCATCTTCAGGGTCGTTGACGTTTGCGATCACTTCGGTTGATTATTCGGCAGCAAGTATCTCTACCGCTTGCACTGTAACAGGTAATGCTCTGTACATGAGTGAAAGCCGTCACCTATATTCATATTTGAAGTTTGGTAAACCAACAACAACAACGTTCATGTCAGCTACAAATGCCGCTGTTATGGACGAACTAACGGTTTTCGTTATCGATAAAACTGGTGCAATTACCGGTGTTGCTGGTCGCATTCTTGAGTTGTGGGAAGGACTATCTAAGGTAGCAGATGCAACGAACTATCTTGGTCAAGGTATCTACTACGCAACGTTCATGAACGTAAATTCAAACTGGTGTTACTGGGCTTCTGAACCTTCTACCGGAACTGGTCTTGCATGGGGTAACGTATCTTCAACGTATTCTACTGGCGTTGCTCAACAAATGACTACCCTGTATGTCGTTTCCATGTCTGCCGGTGATGACGGTTCGTTGACTGGACCTGAAAAGATCGCTGCACTACAAAACGCATATTCAGTATACTCCGATAAAGAACAGATTCCTCTCGCATACATCATGACTGTTGATTATCCAGCCAACGTTGTTCAATATGCAGTTGATATCGCCGAAACTCGCCGCGATTGTATCGTGTTTGTCTCCGCTAACAACAGCGGAGTACCATTCACCGCTGCTTCGACCGTTGTTAATGATCTTCAAACCTTCCGCGGTGTGACGCTGAATGTAAACAGTTCATACGCATTCCTAGACTCCGGTTACAAGTATCAATTCGACGGATTCAACCAAGTTTATCGTTGGATTCCTCTGAACGGTGACACCGCTGGTCTATGCGCAAACCTAGATGCAAACTATCAATCTTGGTTCTCTCCAGCCGGTTTCACCCGCGGTCAAATCAAGAATGCTGTCAAGATTTCGACTCCATTGAATCAAGCTGCACGTGATATTCTGTATCCTCAGCAAGTCAATGCAGTTGTTTCTTTCCCTACCAAGGGTACAGTCCTGTTTGGTGACCGCACAATGCAATCCAAGCAATCTGCTTTCCAAAGCTACAACATTCGTAGACTGTTTATCATTCTTAAGAAGTCCATTCAAACTGCCGCTCAATATCAGTTGTTTGAGTTGAATACACCTAACACCCGTAATAACTTTGTGGGTATGGTGAAGCCATTCTTGGCAAGCGTAAAAGCAAATCAAGGTTTGGCAGACTTCTTGGTTGTGTGTGACAGTACAAACAACACGGACGCAACAATCGCAGCCGGGCAGTTCATTGCTGATATTTACATCAAGCCACTATATTCAATCCAATACGTTGTATTGAATTTCGTTGCTGTGAAGTCATCGGTGCAGTTCAACACACTACACGCCTAACATTATAACGGAGAGGGAGTAAAATCCCTCTCTAAATAAAACAGTAACAAGGAGAAAGCCAAATGGCAAATTTGACAAGTTTTAGAGAAACAATTGGTGGTGGTGTTCGCCCTAACCAGTTTGAAGTTCAACTTACCGATTTTGGTGGACCAATGTTTATCGACAACGGGGTGTTCTCATTCCTGTGTCATGCATCAAGTCTACCGGGCAGCACAATCGGACAAGCAACCGCCTTTCACCGCGGTCGTGCAGTACCTTTAGCAGGTGAGCGTATATTCGAACCTTGGACAGTCACGATTTATGCTGATCAGGGAATGGAAATTCGTACCGCCTTTGAACAGTGGTCCTCATACATTAACGACTACGCAAATAACTCTGGCGAAACAACGCCTTCGAATTATTCCGCAAGTGGTTACGTTATGCTTCTTGATCGTGCATCGAATCCTATCAAGACGTATCAAGTTATTGGTATCTGGCCAATAAAAATTTCCGATATGCAACTCGGCTGGCAAACAAATGACGTTCTAGCAGAGTTTTCCGTAACTTTCGCTGTAACAAGCATTGATCCAATGGCATCAACTCCTGGTCTGATTACAGCAGGTGACGATCCTACTATGGGTGGTTCCGCGCGAAACAATCCTGCAATCGCTTAATTGGAATTAGAATTACTTTATGATTAATTTATTTGGATGGCAGTTTGGAAAGAAGACAGCAACCGATGAAATCGAGTCGGTTGCTCATTCTATTGTTGCACCGGATATTGATGACGGCACAATGCAAGTTTCCGCGGCCGCATCATATTACGGTTATTATGTTGATATGGATGGTACTGTCAAGGATGAAATCCAAGCCATATCCAAATATCGTGAGATTTCTCTTTACCCAGAGGTCGATATCGCAATTCAGGATATCGTGAACGAAGCAATACCATACGAAGATGATTCGCCGTTGGTAGAAATCGCCTTGGACAGGTTGGAGGTGTCTGATCCCATAAAGGAAATAATAACCAACGAATTTAAGGGTGTCCTTTCTCTACTGAAATTTTCAGAGAAGGCCTCTGACCTTTTTCGCCGCTGGTATGTTGATGGTAGAATCTACTTTAACGTTCTAACTGGTAAAAATCAAAAAGACGGAATTTTAGAATTGCGTCCAATTGAATCAACAAAGATCAAGAAAGTCGCAGAAATATTGAAGGAAAAAGATCCTTCTGGTGTTGAAATCGTCAAGGGTGTGAAGGAGTATTATCTTTATTCTCAGTCGGGTTTCGTTCAACAGCCTAATTTAGCGCAACAACAAAACAGTGCGCCACAAGCCGGCGCAAGATTATCGCAAGATTCTGTTATCTATATTCCTTCTGGATTCATGGAACAGAATACTGGAGTAGTTCTAAGTTATTTGCAAAAGGCACTAAGACCTGCAAATCAACTGAGAATGTTGGAAGACGCGGTTGTTATTTACCGTATGTCTCGTGCGCCCGAGCGCAGAATATTTTATATTGACGTTGGTAACTTGCCTAAGGGTAAAGCAGAACAATACGTCAAAGATATTATGAATCGTTATCGTAATAAACTGGTATATGACACAAAGACTGGTGAAGTACGTGATGATAAGAAATATATGTCTATGATGGAAGATTTCTGGATGCCCCGGCGCGATGGTAATAAGGGCACAGAAATTACTACACTTCAAGGTGGACAAAATCTTGGCGAATTGGCTGACGTGGAATATTTCCAAAATAAATTATATAATGCTCTAAATATTCCTATATCTAGAATGATGCCAGAAACTGGATTTAGTATGGGTCGTTCTACAGAGATATCGCGTGATGAGGTAAAGTTTCAGAAGTTCATCGGCAAGATTCGTCGTAAGTTCTCTGAACTGTTCTTTGAAATTCTACGTACTCAGTTGATTCTAAAGGGAATTATTGCTGAGGACGAATGGGACGAAATCAAAGAATCGATTACGTTTAGATTCCAGAAGGATAATTTCTTCGCCGAACTAAAGAATAACGAGATTTTGTTGCAACGTGTTCAGACCGCACAAGCAATGGACATGATGTTGGGCAAATACTTCTCAGTTGAGTGGGTCGCTAAGAACGTGTTCATGCAATCTGATGAAGAAATTAAAGAAATGCAACAACAGATGGCAGACGAATATGATACGCATCCTTGGTGGTTTACCGCAGAAGGAATGTATGAACAGCAACAACAAATGGCGTTGCAACAAAGCATGATGTCAATGCCACCAGGGCAAGATGATTCATTACCACCGCAACAAGGTCAGGGAATGCCTGATCCAATTCAACAATAATTAGGAGTTTAGAAATGACGATTCAAACGATGATTGACAATCTAATGGCTAAGAACAAGGAAGGGTTTGTTGACTCATTTCTTGCTGTAATGACGGAAAAAGTTGCGGAGGCACTTGACGTGAAGCGCGAAGAAATTGGCGCTACCATGTTTCAAAAGGAAGGACTAGAAGGTTATTCGAAAGATGACCTTGAAGAAGGCACGAAAGCCGTAATGCGAGTCGGTTTTGACCCAGCCAATCATGCAGAACGACTAATGAAAGCAGATCGTTTCCAGTCAAATCACTTCGATTATGGAGTTCGTTCCGCTAAGAAGCGTCTTGAAAAGGGCACTTTCGATCCTCAGCGGAATTTGAAGATGGGAGAAAACCTATCAAAGGTCGGCGAGTTTAGACTTGGTGATAAGACTAAACTGAATGCAGAAGAACACCGTCAGGTTGGTGTACATTTGGCTAAGAAGATTGAAGATGCTATCGGTTACAAGCGCCCGACCAATGAAAACTTTGAACAATCTATCACAGCCCGCCAAGGCGCTACCGGTATAAAAATGTCGGCCAGAGATCACGCTATCAACATGCCAGGTCGTCTAGTCAAAGGTAAGTCTTATGGTGCACAAGTAAAAACTGATGAATTGGGTGATGAAGTTTACGATGAACCAAAAGCAGAAGCTCCAGTAAAGCGTGGTCGTGGTCGCCCTTCAAAGGCAACCGAACACGGCGGCAAGAACTTTGATTCGTCTGCAATTGCTGACTTGTTGAAGCAAAAGATGGGCGCATTACCTAAGGTCAAAAAGTCTACAAAGTACAAAGGAGCATAATCATGCCTAAGACACTTTATGAAACGTTCAACATGGTATCGGGGGGGATAAGATATAAGTTCTATCATCCTGAACATGGTGGATTAATTACTTCACAACCTGCCGAGTGGGGAAAAACCTCAAATGCAGTTAAGTCTATGCAGACTGCTGCAAAAAATCTAGGTAAATCCATCATAGTCAAGGATGTCTCAGGAAAGCATGTTGCAAACATTCATGCAGATGGTTGGAAAGACTTGACTGAGGAAGTTGAACTTGAGGAAGGTTCCGCTTTCGTCGGTAACGTGTATCGTGATGGTACTTTCCATAAAGCATGGAAAGATGCTAATGGAGAAGTGGTTGTTAAGAATACAAAAACTGGTGAAGAACATCGTGGTAAGAATCTCGAAGACCTTGAGAAGCATGGTTACTCACAGATGCATAGTGAAGAACATACTCCCGATGATGAAAAGAAGAAGATTCTATTCAACATACGCATTGCTTCAACGGAACACTATCCAACAAAACATTTGAATCATGCTGATCCTGAAATTGCGAAAGCAGCTAAAGAAAAGCTGGAATATATTAAAAATTCCCGCGAAAATTCTGCATATATGAATAACCCAGATAAAGAGTTTGGTATGAATGAATCTCACGTCGGCTTCGCCACGCTCGCTGCCAAAGTAGGACCAAGGGTCGCTGCATATATTGGCGACAAGAAGTATGGTAAGAAGAAGATGGAAAAGGCTGCTGAAGAATATCCGACGTTGACTGACTCCATCAAGTCCGCTCTTGCTCTAAAGATGTTGAAGAAAGAACTTATCTCCGAAGGTTTTGCCGAGACAAATACTGTTGTTACCGGCAACAATTCCGGCGTTTACTTCTTCAATGAAGAAACAAAGGAAAACGTTGTGATTCGTGGTGGTATTGTCATGTCTCTGGACGAAGCAAAAGAAAAACTCGACTCTATTACCGCGAAATCAATTCTTAGTCAACATGGTGACAAAGATTTTTATCAACTGTCTTCAAGTGCAGTTCATTCTCTTTTGACACATGCCAAGAAATACGGATATCGTAAGTCGAAATATGCTTCTGGTTCCACTGCCAGAATGTTTCATCAACATCTAACGCGTCTTGCAAACAAGGAATAAAAATGACTCAATTAGTTTATTTTACTCAAACATTCACGCCCACAGAGGTTACTCTCGCCGGCGGAGTCCTTACGTTCGGTTTTGCAACTAATCATTTGCTGACTACTGGGCAAACAATTAAAGTGCAGTGGATTGGTTCTCCAGTAGCATTCACAACCACTGTTGCATCCACTCCAACAGGGACATCATTAACTGCTAACGTACCATCAACTGGAAACGGACCCATTGGACCTAATCCAAAAATCGACTGTTTTGTGACTGCTTCATATTACACAACAGGATTTACTGGTGCTACAGCGGCTGTATCGTATAAAAATAATTCTACTCGCCCCGGAGTGGTCCAATCCTACGTTACTGGAACTGGTGGCGCTGCTTATACTCTACAAATTAGTTTGGATGGGTCTCACTGGATTAATATAAATACTATAACACATTCATCGGTTACCGACGATACTCAGTATACGATTATTGACCCTACCATAAATTTTGTCAGAGCATCAATCACTAGTATTGGTGCAGCAACTCAGTTAACAATAATGCAAGCGTCATAAGAAGGAATATCCATAATGAGTTTACAACAATTTGTTTCAGGAAGTAACTGGTCGCCGTGACTCGTCCATCCGATACTACAGCATATGCCGCTGGCGACGTGGTTGGCCCGCCTGGTGGTGGTTCTGATGTGAGACGTTTGCGAGCATTGGCGCAGTCAATGGCACGTTCATGTGACCGACGTGTTGCTGCGCATTTTTGCCACCTCAGTCCCTAGCGGCATGACTAATTTTCGCCCCCACTTGTGCAGTGCGTCACCCGCGTCAGCGTATTCGGATAATGCGGCATGGGTTGCCTGATGGCTACGCCGGCTACATCGGCTACATTGACCTGCCAACAATGGCAGTCAACGGCAGTTCGCTGTACGCGCAAATCAGTCAGATCAACAAAGTTATCGAACTGGATGCGTCTGGCAATTGCTATGGTTATCTGGTCACGACTGGCGATGATTGGGCTGACGAGGGTAATACCAAGTGCTGTTCAATAACCCTCGCAGATTACTGATCGGGCTGCTGTTCTGGTTCGTGCGGCTAGGCGATTCTCGAACTCACAAGGCTTCAGTGCAATAACTCCATAATTAGGTAATTATAAATGAAACTCATATCAGAACTATCAGAAGAAGTACAGACGATTACCGAATCTATCGGCGGTAAGAAAACATATTTTATTGAGGGCATCTTTACTGGAACTGCACCAAACAGAAATCAACGTATATATAATGAATCAGTTCTAAATGGAGCTTTAAAGAAGTTTCAGCCGATTATCGAAGCTAAACGTGCCATGGGTGAATTAAATCATCCTGCTGGACCAACGATTAATCTTGATCGAGTATCCCATCTTATTGAATATATGAAATGGGATTCTAATGGTAAAGACGTTCTAGGTCGAGCAAAGATTCTAGACACGCCAATGGGCAAGATTGCTCAAAATCTTTTGGAAGGCGGTGCCCAACTTGGAGTTTCTACTCGCGGTTTGGGTTCGATCAAACAACTCGGTAATGGATTATCAGAGGTTCAAAGTGATTATACGATGAATACAGTTGATATTGTTGGCGACCCCTCATATTCCCAAGCACTGGTAAATGGTCTTCTTGAAGGGCGTGAATGGGTAATATCCAAAACAGGTGAGATTGAAGAAATTACAATAGAACAACTGAAAAAGAAAAAAATCACAGAAGAACGTAAATTAGCGGCATTCAAATTTTTCGTCGAGTCTTTACTAAGAGAATAGAGTAACATGTCCTTATTGCGGCAAGCTTGCGGCAAACCAGTTATGATTAGATATCATTTTGATATGTGTAAATATAAGGATGTAGAAAATAATATTGATGAATATAGTGAGCAAAATCGCAGTTGTACTAAATAATATTACGAATTATAGGAGTTGTAAATGAGTCTCGAATCAAAAATTAAAGACTTGCTGGAAGGCAAGAAGCTGCCAGGAGTTTCAAACGATGAAGCATCCCAAGAAGGTGCTGTATCCGATGAATCTGTAGACAAAGGCGCCCAAGCCGCTTCCGACAATGCAAAGATCGATGCTGGTAAGTCAAAGAAGCTAGATAACGGAACTATGGATACAAGTGATCCTGCTGGTGGCGGTCAAGACGGGCAAACAAAGTCCGACAATGCAAAGATCGATGCTGGTAAGTCAAAGAAACTTGGTAACTCAGTTAAAGAACATATGGACGCACTTTCTTTTGGTGAAGACCTCTCAGAAGACTTCATGGTCAAAGCAGCAACGATCATGGAAGCGGCAATTGCCGAAGGTGTTGAACAAGAATTGAATCGTCTAGATGAAGAATATGCTCAACGTCTTGACGAGGCAGTAGACGCAGTAAGGGATGAGTTAGTTGAAAATATTGATGGATACATGACCGAGGCAATTAACACTTGGTTGGAAGCGAACGAATTGGCCCTTGAACGCGGTATTAAAGGTGAAATCATTGAAAACTTTATTGATGGATTGAAGAATTTATTCACTGAGCATTACATTGATGTACCTGAGGAAAAGTTGGACATTCTAGATGAACAAGCAAGCGAAATCGAAGAACTGACCGCTGCCCTTGATGAATCTGTTTCTACTATGGCGAACATGGAACAAGAGATTGTTACATTGAAGCGCGCAAACATTGTAGAGAATGTAGGGTCAACACTGACAGCAACAGAGAAAGACAAGTTTGTTGGTTTGTGCGAAGGTCTTACCTTTGAATCAGCAGAGACTTTTGAACAAAAGGTCAAAACAATAAAGGAAAGTCATTTCCCCAAGACTAAAAAAGCAACCATAATTGCTGAGTCGGATACTCCAGTTCAATCCGTTGAATTGAATAACACGATGGCAGCATACGTAAACGTCCTTTCTGGTCCTCTATCATTCAAGCGTTAATTATAAACACAAAGAAAAGGAAGTAACAAAATGAAACTAACTCCTCAACAACTCCAAGAAAAGTGGGCGCCAGTCATTGACCACAGTGACATGCCCGAAATCAAGGATCCTTACCGTCGTGCTGTTACAGCTATCTGTCTTGAGAACCAAGAACAGGCTATCCGTGAAGAACGCGAAACCCTTAACGAAAACGGCACTGCTGGTATTGCTCCTGGTAACATTACCGGTAACGTTGGTAAGTTTGACCCAGTGCTTATCGGTCTAGTTCGTCGTGCAATGCCTATGCTGATTGCATATGACCTGTGCGGTGTTCAACCTATGAATCTGCCTACTGGCTTGGTCTTTGCTCTGAAATCGCGTTATGGCGATCAAAGCACGATTTCTGCTGGTACAGAAGCATTGTATCAAGAAGCTAACTCTGCTTACTCCGGTGGTGAATTCGCTGCTCAAGCAACTAGCAATACCCCTTGGGATACTACTACTGGCTACACCGCTGGTACGTCAGGTATCAACGACGGAACTGGTTCAGGTGTCAATATCAACACAACGTTGGCTATGTCTACGACTGCTGCTGAAGGTGTTATTCCTGCTACCATGGGCTTCACCATAGAGAAGCACACCGTGACCGCCCAGTCACGTGCTTTGAAGGCTGAATACTCAATCGAATTGGCACAAGACCTTAAGGCTGTTCATGGTCTGGATGCTGAGGCTGAACTGAGCAACATTCTGTCCCGTGAAATCACCGCAGAAATCAACCGTGAAGTTATCCGTAAGATTTACACCATCGCTATGCCTGGCGCTGACTACGGTACTACCAACGCTGGCACATTTGACCTTGACACCGACGCAAATGGTCGTTGGTCAGTTGAACGCTTCAAGGGTATGCTGTTCCAAATCGAACGTGATGCTAACCGTATCGCAGAAATCACCCGTCGTGGTCGTGGTAACATGCTTCTGTGTTCCGCCGACGTTGCATCTGCTCTGACAATGGCTGGTATGCTGGACTACGCTCCTGCTATCTCTGCTAATCTGACAGTTGATGAAGCAAGCACAACATTCGCTGGTGTTCTAAATGGCAAGTACAAGGTTTATATCGACCCGTACATGTCAAATGGTTCATCGAATCAGTATTACCTAGTTGGTTATAAGGGTTCTTCTCCTTATGACGCTGGTATGTTCTACTGCCCATACGTTCCGCTGCAAATGCTTCGCGCAGTTGATCCTAACACCTTCCAACCTAAGATCGGTTTCAAGACGAGATACGGTATGGTTGGCAACCCACTGGCTGGCGCCGATGCAGACTCTCTGGGTAACGTTGGCATGGCTGCTCAGAAGAATGGTTACTATCGCATGACCAAGGTCGCTAACCTGACCTAATAAGTAAAAGTAGTTTGGATGTATTTGAGGGGGAGCCTATAGGCTCCCCTTTTATTTGACAATATTAAACATATGTGTTAATATAGACGTGATAAATAAACACTAATTAATATGACAGAACATTCTTGGTACACCTCAGTTTATCCAAAAACACCAACTAATTTCCTAGAGTTTTTGGAACGGAATTCGATAACAGAAGAAAACTGCCCGACTTGTCCTGTATGCGGCAAATATGCATCTTATGACAAGTCGTATTCTGATAAATTTATAAAATACTGCTCCGATGCTTGTTCAAAAAAACATGGAAGATTGTCTGATGATCAAAGAACAAAACTTAGCGACAAATCATGGTTATACGAACAAAGAATCACACTTAAAAGAACGTATGACTCAATTGCTAATGAGTTAGGCTTATCAGTTATTCCGATAAAGAAATACTGTAAGATTCATGATATACCTAAAGTGAGATATAATGAATCTTTATACTCGGTAAAACAAAAAGTTCTTGATTATGAATGGTTATATCATGAGCATAAAGTAAAACATAGAACTTTAGATGAGATTGCAAAAGACGTAGGAACAACAAAATCCACCTTGTCGGTCTACTTAAAAAAACACAAAATTGAAGCAAATTCCCCAAATTCTTATGATCGGGAATTTACCAGAGAATCTAAACAACAAAAAGAAGTCAATGATTTTATCAAATCTCTTGGATTTTCAACAAAAACTGGAGATAGAAAATTGCTTGGTAATGGTCAAGAATTAGATATTGTCGTTGAAAGTAAAAAGATTGCATTTGAGTTTAATGGTGTGTTTCATCATCTGTATAGACAAAATGAAAAATCCGTTTCTGCCAGAAAAGACTCTAACTATCATTTGAATAAAACGGTACTTGCTGAAAAGTCTGGTTATAAATTATTTCACTTATTTTCTGATGATTGGTCATACAATACTAATGTAGTCAAATCAATAATAGCATCAAAGTTGGGTATCTATACCGATAGATTATACGCTAAAAATTGTGATGTAAAACAAATAGACAAGCAAACTAAGCAAACGTTTTTAAAAGAAAATCATATTCAAGGCAGTGATTTTTCGTCGTTTTTTTATGGTTTATTTTATAAAAATGATCTAGTTTGTGTGATGACTTTTTGTAAATCGAGATATAACAAAAAATTTGATTGGGAATTGAGTAGATTTGCTACCAAAAAGAACACTCAGGTTGTTGGAGGATTTTCTAAATTACTTCAATCTTTTAGAAAAGACCACTCGGGGTCGATAATTTCTTACGCAGATAGATGTTTGTCTTTTGGTGATGTATATCAGTCAAATGGTTTTGAATTGATAAAGATTAATCCTCCTAGTTACTGGTACGTCAATATAAAAGAACAACATGTACGAATGCATAGGGCAGCATTTATGAAGAAAAAAATCGCTCCAAATGATAATCGCCCTGAATGGATTATTTTGAAAGAACGTGGCATAGAGAGAATATGGGGCTGTGGCACCCTAACTTTTGGCATTCGATAAATACACAACATGTGAGGTCAACAAATGAGCATAGACAAATATCTAGATGTATTGAGTAGCACTGACAGAATAAACACACAAGAAGTATCAGAAGCAGATATCGCAGCCTTTGCATCATCTTGGTTAGTAGAGAAGGGATATCCGGTCATTCACACCGACTTTCACGATCTTCAACAAGATTTCCTAAACAAGAATTATCCAGCGAGACAAGAAAATGCCTGATATAGGTTGCGAATACGATTTTAGTCTGTTTCAACAAACTTCTTATCAACTGAATTTCAGTAAGATTCCGGGTGTACCCTTTTACTGTCATTCTATCGTGTTGCCCGAAATGGTGATGAACAGCGCATATATGGCAACTCGCTTTCACGATATTGCTTTGCCAGGTGAGAAGATAAAGTTTACTGATCTTACGGTTGAGATTCTGCTTGATAAGAATCTAACAACGTATCTCCAGATTTACAACTGGATGCGAAATCTATCAGTTTTGAATTCAATCAAGACAACTGATATGTCTAATTGTAACGTAACTGTTGGACCGAAGTCGTTTATCATGAACGGAGTATATCCAATATCACTTCCTTCCATGAAACTAAGATCGAATCCAACGGACGCTGATCCAATCACGTTTACGGCCGCATTCGCCGTTGAGTGGTTCGACATTCAGTAAATTTGACTTCACCAAATTCATATAGTATTATGGTCATATGTGTAAAACTATGAACATACTATGTCAAAAATTGAAGATATTCTACTAGATTGGAAAGAGGACTCGAAGATAAATCAACTCAAAATTGCTGAGGAGATTGCTCGTGTTCCTTTTCTACATTCAAAGTACCTCGCATACTTTGTCGAATTTCGCTCAAAACGGGCGGCGGCAATTCGTGCACTTAGTGCACTCAAGAATCTGAAACGCAGATACTACCGTGGCGAGTTTACTAAAAATGATCTCATTTATCACAACTGGCCGCAATGGCAAGGTCTAAAGCCAAACACCACAGAACTAAATCAATTATTTGAACAAGACGCTCAATTGAACGAAAAAGAGGAACGTCTTGAGTATTACAATACTTCATTGAGTACGATTGAATATATCATGAAGGAAATTAACTCGAGAGGATATTCACTAAAAACATTGTTCGATTACCAGAAGTTCATGGAGGGAAATTGATATGATAGACGATTCACTAACCGAGAAACGACAAGAAGCATTGCGACAGATTTTTGAAAAAAATTGGTAATGAAAGTTTCAATCGTAAACTACGCAAGGAACTCTTAGAAATTGAAGAAAGGGAGCAGCGTTATAAATTAGAACAAATGCTTCTTCGGGAAAAACATAGATATGATACTTACAATATATGACAGATAAACTAACAATAACAAAAAAGAACGAGTCCTGGTTGCACCTAGATGCAGAAGTCTGGATGCTTCAAGAATTAGACGATGCATTCAAGTTCCAAATGCCTGGGTTTCAACATACGCCACAATTCAAGAATAAGGTATGGGACGGATATGTCCATTTGATATCCGTATATAAGCAAAAAACTCACGTCGGCATCGCCCGGCAGATTATTGAATTTTGCGAATCCCGAAATTATGAGTGCGTTATGAGTGATTCTCAATATGGGCTTCCAATTGAGAAATCGTCTGTGACCGCACCAGAACTTGTTGATTTTGTAAAGTCATTGAATCTTCATTCTGATGGTAATTTAATTGAATTTAGAGATTATCAATATGAAGCAATATATCGGGCACTCAGAAACTACAGACGACTAATTTTATCTCCGACAGGTTCAGGCAAATCAGCTCAAATCTATGCGATAGCCAGATATCTTATTGAATCTGATCTTAGAGTTTTGTTGATGGTTCCTACTGTGTCTCTTGTCAATCAAATGAAATCCGATTTCATTGATTACTCATCGAAGAATGAATGGAACGTCGAAGATAATGTTCATGTGATATATGCTGGACAAGTTAAAAATTCAAAGAAAAGTTTTTTTATATCCACGTGGCAATCACTTCAAACAAAGTCTAATATACCAGATGAATGGTTTGCTCAGTTTGATGCGATTATTGTGGATGAAGTTCATCAAGGCAAATCAAAAGAGATTTCTAGTATTGTAGAAAAATGCATCAACGCTAAGTATAAAGTGGGTTTTACTGGATCATTGGATAGATCAAAGACCCACAAACAGATGCTCATTTCGTTGTTTGGTGAAGTTTCAAAGGTAGCATCAACAAAAGAACTTCAAGAGAGAAAACTTTTAAGCGACATAAAAATCAAGAACATAGTTTTCAAGTATTCTGCTGATACCTGTAAAACACTAAGAAAGACCGAATATGCTAAAGAAATGGATTTTATCATTGGTCATGAGAAACGTAATAAATTTATTAGAAATCTTGCATTATCTCTATCGGGAAACACTCTTATATTATTCAATTTTATCGAAAAACATGGGGATGTTCTGCATAGACTTATTAGCGAGTCTGCCGGCGATAGACCCGTTTACTACGTTCATGGCGGAACTCCACCAGCGGAAAGGGAATCGATACGAAATTTGATTGAGACTGGAAATGATGTTATAGTATTAGCATCATCTGGTGTGTTCTCGACCGGTGTGAACGTCAAGAGAATACACAACATCATGTTTACCAGCCCGACAAAATCCCTCATTCGAGTTATTCAGAGTATCGGTAGAGGATTGAGAATGTCCAAAGACAAGACACACGTTACCTTGTTTGATCTAGCGGATGATTTGCGAATTGGTAAGCATGAAAATCATACGTGGGACCACTTTGAAAAAAGACTGGAAATTTACTCCAAAGAGGGATTCGAATATAGTATCATAGACATTGATTTGGAGAATAAATGAACAAGAACGAACGAGCACCAGTTATCGTAATGTTGGATAATGGAGATACCCTATTTACAGAAACTGATGGTATTGCTGATGAGAACGATTTTATGACACTATATTTGCCGCATAGGGTAACAGCAAACGAAAATCAAATACTACTAATGCAATGGGTTCCGTTCTCTGAAGATGAAGAATATTTTGTGCATATTTCAAAGATTCTAAACGTTTGTCATATGGATGAGCAACATAAGCGGCTGTTCGGCAGCGTTGTAGCCACAAACGTCATGCGCAATTTAAAAGATCGAATCGTAACAGCAGTAAAACTAAACGTTCGTTTGAACGAAGAACTGGATATTCTTCTTAGTGATATGCTAATGTCATTACTAGAAATATCTAATCGGTATAACATGGAGAAACCAAAACTAAAAGACATTCATAATCAGTTTTATAGTTTAGTTTCTAGCACTTTCCCGGAGCACAAATCAAATTATGTCAACTAAATTATTTAGATGCTTTAGATATTTGTTGAATCCCATCAATGTCATTTCTTTTCTAACAGAGATTCTACAAATGATACGTTCTCTTTTTATTCCTGTCATTGATTTGCGTATTTTATTTTTATGATCTTCAGTGATGTATTTATGTAACATAAGGAAATAAACATGAAAAAACAAACAAATCATTATGTTTCGAATGATGATTTTATTATTGCACTTACCGAACGTAGAGCAATTTTAGCGAAACTTGCTCCCGATGAAGAAAAGCCTGTTATTTCTGATTATATTGCCAAGTGTATATTCGATATTTGTAACAAGTTATCATATCGCCCAAACTTCATAGGTTATTCTTTCCGCCAAGAAATGGTTGGCGATGCACTGGAAAATTGTCTACGAGTCGTTGATAATTATGATCCCGAAATCTCAAAATACGCATTTGCTTACTTTACACAAATTGCTTGGTATGCCTTTGTTCGTAGAATTGGCACTGAACAGAAACAATCCTACATCAAAGCAAAAATTATCGAGAGTATGCCTATCAATGAACTTATCAACACTGAAGATGGTGAGATAGGCGCCGTAATCGAAGATATGAGACAGCAATATTACTTTGACACAAAAGGTTATGAGGCAGCAAAGGCTGCGAAAAAGAAAGTGATAAAGGACTCTCTCGAAGAATTCATGGAAGAGAAATAACATGAAAGTTATTGTATTGGGTGACGTGCATATCGGTGCAAGAAACGATAGCCAAGTATTTGCTGATTATCATATCTCATTTTTTACGGAACAGTTGTTTCCGTACATGAAAAAGCATAAGATCAAACATATAATTCAACTAGGAGACATATTTGATCGTAGAAAGTTCGTAAACTTTGTTGTTCTAAATCAATGGAAGACAAAAGTTTTCGATTATATGCAGGCCGAGAAAATTACAATGGACGTGTTGCTAGGCAATCATGACGTGTATTTTCGGAATACGAATGATGTGAGTTCTCCTGTTCTTCTTTTGCGCGAATATTATAACATAAACGTTTTTGTTGAGCCTACCGACGTAACCATTGGCACCTCAAAATTTATGTACATCCCTTGGATAAACTCAAGCAATCTTGAGTCTACACTGGAAAAGGTGAAAGCGTCGGAAGCGATTGCCGCATTTGGTCATTTCGAGTTCGCGGGCTTTCAGATGGATAAAGGACAGAAGCATGAGGACGGTCTTTCGACTAAAGACTTCAAGAAGTTTGATTCTGTATATTCTGGGCACTTTCATCACCGCAATGATGATGGGCATGTTTTTTATGTTGGTACGCCATATCAGATCACGTGGGTCGACCATGAATCCACAAAGGGATTCCACGTATTTGGCACGTCCACACTGGAAATGACATTCATCGAAAATCCTAATTTGTTGTTCCATCGTATGGTCTATGATGATCAACTTGACCCAGACAATCATTACAAATCGTTTGATCTTTCTGGTCTAGCAGGTAAGTATGTAAAAATCATCGTTTCAAGCAAAACAAATCTATATGGATTCGATCAGTTGTTGTCCAAGCTGTACGCGCAAGGACCTGCGGACGTGAAGATCATCGAGAACGTCCAAGAACAGGAACAGTCCGGCGAAAAACTTGATCTTGAGAGCACCAAAGAAATTCTTGACAAAGCGGTGGACTCGCTTGATAATGTTCTAGATAAAAAAGTTCTCAAGAAAATGCTCCGC